TTGTTCGCGAGGAAGGTCTCGCGAGCCACCTTGATGCTGACGGCTTCGCGGTCGCCGATGTGGTAGTACGAGAAGTCGCCGAACGCCGCCATGACTCGCGCGGTGCCAGCAGCCGGATAGTCCGGGCCTTGGGCAACGCACACGACCGGGTAGCCGAGCAGGCGATCCGGCTCGCCATCCTGCAGGCGACCATCGCCCATGCTCCACGCGAACGGTGCGTAGGAGAGCCCTGCGCTCGTTGCGACCTGCGTCTGCAGCAGCGCACGGATCTTGGCGAACATGGCATCCGTCATCACCCACTTCGCGTTCGCGCGGTACTGACGGGGCAGGCTGTAGATCACATTGAGCAGATCCTGCGCCACGATCACATTGTTGGTGGCGGTGGTGACCTTGGTGATCGCGCCGCCGCTGAACCCGGTGATGTAAGACAGGATGCCGCTCGGCTGACCGCTGCCCGTGCCGCTAACGAACGCGCTTTCTTCCTTCTCTCCCATCACGCGACCCATCTGGTCAGCAAGGATGGATTCGATGGAGAAGCCCGGGCCGCGCGTGGGCGCGTCAGCCAGCAGTTCGTTGCTGATCTTCGTGAAGTAGCGCAGCGTGTGCGGCGACAGCACGATGTTGCTGAAGGTCGGGTTGTCATCAGCCTTGGCAGCGGCCTCGGCGGTGTACGCAGCCGTGCCGAAGCCGGACTCGATGACCACATCGGTCTTGAAGGTGCCCAGCGGCATCACGGTGCAGATCTGCCGCATCGCGTTGGTCTGGAAACGCTTCTTGATGAGTTGGTTGTAGAACTCGGTGGCTGGCAGGTAGCCGCCGTTCGCGTCCGAGCCTTCGGACATCGCACGCACCTCGTCCGTTGACAGCCCCGAGCCACCCTTGGTCAGGTAGTTCAGGAACGCGCTGCGGTACTCCTCGCCATCAAGGAACTTCTCAAGGCGGTTCGTCGCCTTCGTGGACAGGCTGCGCTCCTCGGCAAGCGCCCCAATCGCATCGCGGCGCGATGAGGTGGCCTTGGCCTGCGCGTCAAGCAGCGCGTACTGCTGGTCGCGCAACTTGATGAGGTCGGTGAGGCGAGCGTTGTTCTTCTGGTACTCCTCCTCCTTCTCCGCGCTCATCGGCGCACCCGCGCCAGCGGCTTCCTCAACGGCCTTCTTCATGCGCTCGTAGAGCGCGCCAATCTCGTCGGTGATCTCTCGGATGGTCATAGTGGTTCCTTTGTTCAATCAGGCATCAGGATCTGACAGGTACGAGCCAACGGCTGCACGCGGGTTCATCAGCGCACCAGCAGCCCTGAAGGTGGCGTGAATGACGGACTGGTTGTATGCCATGCGCGACTCGGTGTCAACGCGGATCACCAGTCCCTTCGACACAAGCAGCACCTGCTGCGGATCGAAGATCAGCACATGGGGAGTCGCCGAGGTCGTTGCCGCGAGCGGCATCGACTTGTCGGTGTACCACGGCACGCCGTAGATGGGGCATGGCACCCGGTCTTCAACCATCACCATCGACTGGAAGCGCGTCACGCTGCTCCCTGACGAGTTTGACTCGTAGAACCGCTCCAGCACCTCGTTGTGCGAGGCCATGACGATGCGCTTGCGCTCTTCGCAGTTCCAAAGCGCGGCTCCGGCAGCCGCGTCATACGGGCTGGTACCCAGTCCAGTGCCGCCGATACCGTTCGTCAGTTGCCGCAAGGTGACGAAGGCAGGGTTGGAACTGTCAGCAAAGACCAGCCGATTGGCCGGGGCAGCAGCGACAAGGTCTTCCCCGATGCGCGTCAGCAGATGCGCTTGCACGGCTTCGCTGATCTCGCCAGCCATCGACGCGGCCACAACCTGCATGGCATCGCTGTCCTGCAGCAGTTCGTTGCTCACCGTCTGCAGCGACCGGAAGGTGATGAAGTTGGTCGAGACTGCGCCGAAGGTGTACGCCTGCTCTGTGCTGGTTGCGCCTTCTGCGGTGCCAGTCGCAACCGTGTCCACCGTGCTGATGTACGGCTGCGTGAGCGTAGTGTTGGAGTCCGCAATCATGCGATATGCAGCCACGCCGTCAACGACGCGACACATCCGCAAAAGCCAAGTGTCATAGAGCCGCGCTTGCGCCGACAGCGTGATGCCTGCGTAATCGAATCCGGCTGCAGCCTGTGCCTGCTGCGCTCCGGGGCCGGGGCCGGGGCCGTCACCAAGTTGTGCTCCGCCGTCTGACTTCGCCATGATTAGATCCTGTGGATGGGGTTCGGCATGAGGAACGGCACGCGCGGCAATGCCTGCGATGCGAGTGCCTTCGCACGCTGTGACAGACGCGCCTGCGGGTTCGCCGGGAACGCAACGAGCGACACCTCAAACAGGTCAACATCCGTGATGAGCCGATGCACCTCACCATTGCGGCGGTCGAACTTCTGATCTCGCACGCGGAACCCGAAGGACATCGCGTCGATAGTGCCGCTGGTCACCAGCGCGAACGCATCGCGGCTTTCCTGCGTGTCCACAGGCGCGATCTCTACTCGGAGTCCTCGCTGATCCGGCTGCAGTCGCAAGGTGCCATTCTTTGTTCGGGCGATCACGCGCGACTGGTCGTGGCCGATGAGCGCGAACACATCAGGCAGTTCCCGTAGCGTGCGGTCGAATGCAGCGCGGTCAATGGTCTCCATGACCGACTCAACCGGATACGGCTGGTCAAAGGTCGCGGCGTATCCCACCAGCACCGGAGGAGCAGCATCGCGCTCCTCCAACGCCACCGATGCGGTTCGCAGTTCAATCTCTGCCTGCATTGCCTCACGGTACTGCATCGGCTCACTCATTGCCATCTCCCTCACCACGCGCTCGGTCGATCTGCCGAGCCTTCGCTTCGGCCCACGCTCGTCCCGAATCGCCGCCCCACAGCAGCCAAGCCACCAAGCCTGCTGACGGATACCCGTCCTCGCCTTGCTTCCATCCGCTTGCCTGCTTGTCCACCTCATGCCGCGCGAAGTAGGACACCATGCGCTTGACCGTGTCCGGGGACAGCCGTGCGCGGTTCGCGATGTCTCTTGCTCGCGCTACCCCTACCGCCGTTCCGCCTCGCCCGTACTCACGGCGCAGTTCAAGGCCGCGCTTCGCATTGCCTGCCATCGCCTGGGTGGGTCGCAGGTCGATCTCCTCCAGCGTGAGCGCACGCTCCTCGGACGGTTCCGTATCAGGCTCGTCAGGGAGCAGATCCGGCTCGGTCAGGTCTGCAAAGTTGTCGCCGCCGTATGGCGTGGCGGCTGGCACCATGTTGACGGGCTGTAGGAACACATCGCCGTCCGGGCCGATTGAGTTGCGACCGATCTCCGCGCGAATCTCGTTGACCGACATGAATCCGAACTGCCGCGCAATGCTGAAACCCCGATAGCGCGTCATCATGTCGGCTCGCAGCATGGCATCGAAACTGATCTCCGTGTCCAGTTGCTCGTCAGCGCGGAACAGTTTGCGCCTTGCCTCTGCTTCCATGCGTGCCGCCCACGAAGACAGGCAGTTGGTGACCCATTCACGGTTCGCCTGCTCGGCACTCGCATAGGACTGCTTCTGCCCCATGCCGATGACGCTCGGCGGCACCCGGAACATCGCGCAGATCTCCTCTCGCTGAAAGGCGCGGCCCTCAAGCCATTGCGAGTCCTGCGGCGACAGGCTGATCTGCTGGTACTTCAGGCCGCCTTCCAGCACGGCAATAGCCCCAGCACTCTCCACGCCGCGCATCCGGGCCTCCCACGACTCGCGCATCCGCTGCACGGCATCTGGCGTGAGTTCCTTGTCCGTGGACAGCACGCCGCTTGGCCTGCTTGCGTTCCGCCAGTAGGACGCACCGAATGCCTCTGCCGCGATGGACAGGCCGATGGCCTGCCGCGCGAACGACAGCGGCGAGTATCCCAGCAGACCGTCCGGGGACATCCACATGAGGTGGAATATCTCGTTGCTGCTGAACACGGCGCGGCCTTGTTCGTCCCGACCTCCGCCGTACATATACGCAATCTCGCCAGTGCCGATGCGCTGCACCTCCATCAGATCCGGGCGCAGAAAGTGCAAGGCCATCGGTCGGCCATCCGGCGTTCGTTCGATCAGGCTGTAGGCGTTTCCCGTCAAGCACGCGCTGGTCAGCATCAGTTCACGCCATGCCAGTGCGGTCATCTGCTGATTCGGCGCGACATTGAGCAGCCGATGCACCGGATGTTCGCTACGCACGCGCCTACCTTCGTCGCCGCGGCTCAAGACGCTCCACGGCAACTTTGCCAGTTCGGTCGCAATGGCCTGCACGCAAGCGTTGACCGTCACGCATGACAGGGCCACCGTTGGCGTGATGGCCTTGCCCGTGTCGGACACCATGCCCGTATAGACCTGCAGCCCCCCAGTGGTCGGCTGACCAACGGGCACAGTCGAATCAAAGCGGCGCAGTTCAAGCGTGCCAAGGAACGGGATCTTCAGAGCCATATGAGTCCTCTCTCGTTGTAGACGCTGCTGCGCTGGTGCTCATCGTGCAGGCTTGCGGCAATCGCAATGATGGAAGCCACCACGGGGTCGATGCGCTCCACGCTGCGCTTCTTGCTTGGCCGTGGGTTGCCGTTGGCATCGCGATCCACCACGCAGTTCGACATGGCCCACGCCAGCACCGGGTTGCCATCGTGCGACAACTTGCGAGCCAGCACCGCTCGCTCCCACATCTGCGTAGGCGTGGCAAGGTTGAGGAACGACTGCGGAACGCGAACCACATTGAGACCCTTGCCCTCAAGGTCGTTGGCAAGGTTCTGCGCGTTGTAGGGGTCGTAGGCGATGAGTCGGACACGGTGCTCGCGTGCAAGTGTCTCCACCTGCTTGGTGATGTAGGCGTAGTCGGTCGTATCGCCCTCGGTGAGCGTGAGCCAGCCTCGCCGCGACCACTCTACATACGGCACGCCGTCTCGTCTTGTCCGATTGGCAGCACCGACTTCAGGCGCGTAGTTCCAGTTGCGAACGATCAGGCGGTCCTCGTCCACCCAGACGGCGGCGATGCTTGACAGGTCAGTCGTCTGCGCGAGGTCGATGCCGAGGTAGCAAGGCAACCCGCGCAAGCGGTTCGTGTCGATCTCCTGCTTGCACGCATCCCAGTCGCTCATCCTGATCCAGCGGTCTGCCGCTGTGATGTGCTGACACAGGTAGTAGGTGCGGAAAGGCGTCTCGTATGACGGCTGGTCGTGCGCTCGCTTCGCCTCCTCGCGGTACCACTCAATGCGCGTGGTATGGCCCAGCGACGGGTTCGCCTTCTTCCATGTCGCCGGGTCATCCCACGGCGCATCTGCCTCCGCGAAGTGAAGGCATGGCAGGAATGCCGGGTTGTCCACCGTGCCCTCACACACGCGAAGCGCGTACTGGAACAGGTCATGCTCAAGCGACTCGCGCAGCACGCCTGCGGTCGTGATGCTCACCATCAGCGGCTGCCTGCGTGCGCCCATTGAGGTCATCACGGCTTCCCACAGGTCTCGGCGGTTCTCCATCGCGTGGATCTCGTCCGCGATGCACGCGCTCACATTCAAGCCGTGTGCGCTTGGCGCGTCTGCAGATAGCACCTTGTACGCGCCGTAGGACTGCGGAGCCACCAGCCGATGCTGGTAGGTTTCGGTGCGCTGGCGGAGCAGAGGCTCGGCCTCTGCCATACGCGAGGCGCGACCGAGACACAGTTTGGCCTGCTTACGGTCACGCGCAATGCCGACCACCTCGGGCGTGGGTTCATCGTCAGCCAGCAGGTGATACAGCGCGAGAGCAGCGGCCAACTCTGTCTTTCCTGCCTTGCGCGGGATGAGGATGTGCGCCTGCCTGTAGCGGCGCGTCCCGTCCGGGCGCAGCCACCCGTAAAGGTTGGCAACCAGCGCACGCTGCCACGGTAGCAACTTGAACGGCTGCCCAGCCCACTCGCCTTCGGTGTAGCGGCACAGCCCTTCGATGAACTGCACCGCGTGCTTGGCGGCATCGGCGTTCCACACACAGTCCCCGCGCGTCTTGATTGCGTCATAGCGCGGCAGGCTGTTGAAGGCTTCCGCTGCCCACTTACTTGAGGAGCGTGGCTTTCCGGCTGAAGATGGCTTCGACTTGCTTCGTGTCATGTTCCTGCGTGAGGCGTGACCGGGCACTCGGGGTCAGGCCGAACTCCTGCATCATGCGCCGAATCATCAAGCCGTACTCCAACTGCATCGCCACATACGGCGACCGCTTGAAACCGATGACGGCACCAGCCGCGTCCTTGATGGGAAGAACATCCCCGAGGCGATCCAGTTGCGCCGTGGCGTGCTTCCATCGCGTCAGGTACGAGGCGAGTTGTCCGAGAGCGATGGCATCAGCATCGGTCAGAACCCGCATCGGGCCAACGGCAGCAATCAGTTCGTTCCAAGTGTCCATCGCGGTGGCGGGTAGCCATGGCGGCGGCGATGGAACCCGCAACGGCAGAGTGGGTTCGGCCTTACGGGTTCCAGCCCGCCACGATCCGGCGAGGCGTAGAGCGGCGGTCGGTTTAGGCGGGGGGCCGGGCATGGGGGTACTTCTGATCGTCTTGGAGCCACGGACGGCACTGGGGTCAATCTAGGGGCCTTCCCGCGCAGCCTAGCACGGTTTCCCGCGTTCCCCTAACCCGTGAGCGCGTGCGCGAAGGGTCGTCGCGCGGTCTTGAACCCAATCTGTCAAAGTTTGACACCCCTATCCCCCTTGCTTGGCCGCTGCCGTCATCGGGTTTCGATGAGCCGCTGCGCCGCTGCCGCCTCCATTGCCGGGCCTCGGTAGCGGAACACCGCGCACGGACGCTGCCCCTGCCACTCGCCTCTAGCCAGCGGGTGTGGTGCCTTGCCGCGTGCCGCTCTTGCCATGCTGGTCACGGCAAAGGTGCCCGGCTGCTTCCGCAGTTGCCACTTGTCTGCTCGGAAGGCTCGGATGAACGCCGGATGGGCCGGGTAGGTATGCAGCGGGAAGCCCACGCCTGCGTAGGCGGCTCCAAGCGTCTCCAACAGATGGAAGACCAGCCCAAGTCCCTGCCAATCGGGCAAGGTGACGGCGCGGCTCACGCCCTTGATGCTCGCTCGCGGATGCGGACGATGCAGCACGCCAGCGAACGCAGCGAGATTGCCGTTGGCCCACAGACCGAAGCAGCGAGCAGCGTTGTGAAGGTCGGCCGTCAGATAGTGAAACGGTGCGAAGAGGCTCCACGCCTCGTAGGGCACTCGCGCCACCTCAAGATGGATGCTAGGTCGCCGTTGAACCGACCTCCATGCGAACTTGCGCTCTGCTGGGTCGAAGATCCAATCCGGCTGCAGCCAATCAATGATGTCGGAATGGCACGACACCGCCACGAACTGTTTCCCGGCCTTGCGCACCGCCTTCTGAACCGCGTGCGAGGCGATCTGTGCCACCTGCCGATCCACGACGCTGGTGAACTCGTCCACGACGATGACATCGGAACCTTCAACCAATCGGCGCGCCATCTCGGCTCGGAACTTCTCGCCGTTCGACAGCACATGAAACGGGCGCAGCCACGCCGGGACGGTGTTGAACCCAACCGACGAAAGCGCGGCAGTGATCTCGCCGATGCTCACCGTTTCCGGGAAGTCATCAATCACCGAATCCGCCTTCCATTCGATTCGCTCCTCCATCTGCCTTGGCCACAGCGCCTTCGCGCAGGTTGACTTGCCGCTGCCTGATGGCCCGACGATCAGCCCGACACTCCACGGCTTCTCATCCAGCGGCAGATTGGCCTTCCACCGCAGCGTCTGCGTTTCCTGCGGTGGGCAATCGAACATCCCGCACACCTGCATGGCGCGCGTGCTGATCTTGCTATTCGATTCCACTACGACATCAAGAGTTGGCACTCGTATCCCTCCGTTCGCAGTCGCTCAAAGAGCGCCGCCTGATCCTGTTCGGTCTTGCACACGACGATCACTCGGAAGGTGAGTTCCGGAAGATCGACCTCACGATCCGCTGCTTCGCCACCCATCGCGAGATCAGCAGCGGTGAATCCCATCGCGTCAAGCATGGACGCATCGACCTCATGCAGAGCCTGCAGTTGCGCCTGTAGCGCCTCCTGATCCCATGCCGCGAGTTCGCCCGTGCGATTGTCCGCGATTGAGTACGCAGTCGCTTCGTCGCCAACCAGCGCCGAACGCACCGCCTTGATCGTCTGCCAACCAAGATCACGCGCTGCAGCCAGCGTTCCGTTTCCGGCGATGACCACTCCGTCCGCGTTGATGACGATTGGCTTCTGCTGTCCGAATCGAGCCAGCGATCCCTTGATTGCGGCGATGTTCTTCTCATCGTGCCTTCGCACATTCTGCGGATCGGCGATCAGGTCTTCGATCTTGATCTCAACCATCTTCAGCGCAGCATCGGTCTTCATGGCCGAAGCCTACCGAGGAAGCAGATCTACGACAAGGCTCGTTCGGCTTGCGATCCATGAGCGGCTACGGAACGAGCGTCCCGCTCGCTGCCATATCTCTCTCTCAACCATGCTGCCTCGCTCCCGCGCGGCCCGGATGGGCTTTCATCGTTCATCGGCTGAATGGTGACCTCCACGCCCAACCGACTTGCTGCTCCCTTTGCCCATACGGCATCATCGGTCACAATGGTCCCGGTCAAGCGCGGCAGATCGCCGCGTTGAGCAGACGCAATGATGCCATCCAATGCAGCCAACGAAAGTAGATGCGCCGTCTGCCAGCCGCACCCGGTTGCCAACACCTGCCGGAAGACGCGCTGATCCATCACGCCTACTCCAGCAAGACGAACGCCGAATGCCACGGCAATCACGGTCAGCCCAACCGATGCGGCTCGTTCCCGAGCAGCAAGATCAGCGGGTGTCTTGACCGCATCGTGGCACCGCTTGCATAGCGGCTGGAGATTGGCAGTCGCGTGCGTTCCGCCGTCTGCTAGCGGCACGATGTGGTCAACAATCGTTGCTGCTACCGTGCGCCCTGCTGCGAGACACAGCCTGCATAGCGGCTCGGCTTGCAGCGTCTGCGCTCGGATGCGCTTCCACCGCTCGTCATACGGGCTGCGACCCTTGCCAACGCTTGGCGGCTTCCACGGCATCAGATGTCCGCTAGACGGTCATCCACCGCGAACCCAAGCGGCGTGATGAATATGCTCGTCGCGTCCGTGGCAGCATAGACCTTCGTGCTGTGCTTCTCCACAACCTGTGCATCGTCGCACCACACGCCAGCGTCGGTGAGCGCGTCCATGACGGCTTTCTCCAGATTGTCGAGGTCTGGCTTGCTGATCTTGAACTGCCGCTTGCGTCCTTTGGGCTGCGCGAACGCAAACAGCAAGTCAAGCCGGATCGGCCCCTCAATGCGGCTGATCGGATGCGTGGCGGCGACTGCGGCCACGCGACGCTTGTAGTCGTGGACTGGGTGATCGCTTGGCAGATACACCTTCGCGAACCCACCGCGACATGACACGCGATGACGCGGCTGCGCGACTGGCTTGCCGAACACGACCAGCGAATGCTTCATGGCATCTCCTCCCTGATCTTGACCAGCCGCTTGCGGAGCGTTTCGATGTACGCACGCCGCTCGCTGCGAGCACGGTGATAGTCAAGGTAGTTGATCGTGAGTCCGATCTGGTCATCAAGCCATGCGAGCGTTGCAATCCACCGCCGCGCACGCTCCTCGCACGCACGCCGCTTCTGCTGGCACTCGTCGCAGTCGCCTTGCTCCTGCACGCCGTCAGCCTAGTCTGAAAACGAAAAAAGGCGCAGAGCGGCCATCAGCCGCCCTACGCCTGTCATGGGCACCCGCTTGCTCCAACACGGAGGGCGAGGCGTCAGATCCCACGCACCGTCAGCCTACCAGCCGCGCCGTGACTTCAATCTCCATCGGACATCGGCTGCTGTCGCCCCTCGTTTCACCCAATCTCGGACATCCTTGGCAGGCGGGGCAAGCACCGTAGCCGTCTTGACGCACCCGCCTGCCAAGCAGTCCGCCGCCAACCGTGCCGCCCCAGCCTTGCCCGGGCCATCGTTGTCGGCAAGGATGACGAGGTGCTTTCCCCGTGACAGGCGAGCCACCTCGGTCGTGCAGGCCGTGCATCCCGGTCTGGCAACGGCGTTCACTCCCCATGCGCCTAGTGCTGCCATCAGGTCGCTCTCGCCTTCGGTCAGCCATACCTCCGCTGCATCGGGCTTGAACGATGGCGGTACGATCAGCCCGAGCCTGCTGCCCTTGGCGCAGATCTTGAGGCCGTCCTGCGTCCGCAACTTGAGGCCAACGACAGCCCCGTCCTGCTGCATGGGGAAGGCCCATGCTGCCCCGTCCACGCCGCACGGGACGGTACGCACATACGCATCCGGCAACGCCAGCCGCTCGGCCAACTGGCGCACGCTGTCATCGGTCACTCGCTGCTGCGCTCGCCGCCATCGGTCAGCGAAGTCCGTCACCTCCGCTGGTGGCTTTCGCGTCAGCGGTGCCACGGGCAGGTCAATCGTCGCGCCGTCGATGCGGTGCAGCCATCCGGCATCTCCGCACTTGCGCTTCGATGCCACCCGTGGGCAGATGACCAGCCCACGCGCCCGGTCGATCAAGCACCATGACGGGTTCCGGTGCAGGTGTTCGCAGATCGGACACGGCAGGCCGCGCCGCGCACGCTCCCCGTCGAAGGTGACCTCCCCGGTGCGCTTGTCCATGAGTGTGAGGATCATGCCTTGCCTCGCTTCTTCTTGGATGCGTGGTGCATATACAGCCCGAGCCGCTGATTGGCCCGGGCGAGTTCGCGCTTGAGTTCCTTGATGCGTTGCACGGCGATCATGCCGACCGTGGCGGTCGTTCCCTTCTGCCGCAGCAGCCACTCCGTGAGTTCGGTGTCGTTCACTTGCCGTCCTCCTCAAAGCAATCCCAACCGTGATTCTTCGCAATCTCAAACGCATCAGGTTTCACATCGCGGGATACCCGCCCGCAATACATCCGCCTCGCCTCGTCGCGCTCTTGGCGCAGTTTCTCAATCTCTTTGATCGCGCAGTTGATGTAGTGCGCTGCGGTGGCGGGGGAATCAAGGTGTCCTCCGTCCTCAATGGTTGCGGCGATCTGTTGTAGTCGGGGAATGGGGTCGAAGTTGCTCACTTGCCGCCCTCCTGTTGGAAGCAGTCCCAGCCGCGCCCCTTTGCGTAATCGCCAGTCGGGAATCCCTTTTGGTACATCAGGTTGCACACTTCCCGCCTTGCCTCGTCGCGCTCGGCGGTGAGGCGTTCGACTTCTCTCCTGTTCTCCTCCAACGCTGACCGCAATGCTTCGATGAGTTGCGTGGCGTTTGGTGTCGCTCCGCTCAAGCCCCGCGTCTGGGCGAGGATGCGGTCGGACTTCTGTGCGAGTGTCATTGCGCAAGTGTTACTGAACATGGCGAGTCTCCTTCTGTGTGATGTTTGGGTGTCGTTCACGACTTGCCTCCCTTCAATGCGGCACGCGCCTCGGCTGCGGTCACGATTGCTGCAGGCAGCAGCCACACAGGCCCCGCCCGCTCAAGGTCGCGCCCGTCCTTACCTACGGGCATCGCGCACCACTCGCCGTACTCGTTCTGACTCATCAGGCGCAACCGCCCGAACACGATCATCTGCGACTCAAGCCTCGGTGCTGATTCCTGCGGCATGGTCATCCCTCGCCTTCGTACATGGCCTTGCGAATCGCAGCACCTTCGCCATCGGTGGTGCGGAACTCACGATTGAGCCTGTCGGCTTCGCGAGCGATCTCCTCAATGTCGCGCTCGGCATCGGAGAGCGTCCATTGAATCCACGGCATGGACACCTCGCGAGCCTTGCGCTCGTTCATGCCTTCGCCCGGGATCGGCCACTCCACCTTGACGCGCGACTGACTCACGGTCACCACGATGCCTGTGCGATTCACCGCCGCCCAGCCCGTCATGGTCTGGCCGATGTTGAATCCCTTCACGCGAAGCCACTGCTTGACTTGCGGCCAGTGCCGCGTTCGATTGCTCACGATGCTCTCCTGTTCTGCATGATGGCATCAATGACCCTTGATGCACTCTTGCGGTCGTAGTCGGCTGGGTCAAAGCCTGCACGGATTAGTACGGCCTGCTGCTTCGGTGTGGGCGTTCCGATGGCTGCGTCGATCAGCCGTCGTGCCTCGTTGCGCGTCAGCAGTTCGGGGATGGCTACCTTCAACTTCCGAAGCAGTTGCAACTGCGCCTCGCTTGCCGGGATGCCCTTGGCCCAAGCCGCTTCGCGGTCGGGCGTGAGGTCGATCAGGCTGAAGGGGTCGATCTCCTGCACCTGATAGCCCGCCTTCACGACGAGGCCGCGCCGCAACGCACGCTCGGCCTCTTGCTTCGCACGCACCTCCTCTTCGGTCAGCACGGCCATCACATCCACCTCGTCAGCATCCGCCTGCTGCATGACCCGCGCCTCGGCCCGGTCGCGCACGCCTTGTGCGTCCTTGCCTGCCAGCGCGTCCACGCAGTGAACCAACTTGTGCCTGCCTGCGTTGCCGCAGTAGTCCAACACCATGACGGAGGGCTTTCTGCTCTCGGCGATGCGTACCTTTCGGCACTCCGCATCGTCGCAGCGTTCGACCGTGTTGGGCAACGGCCGCGTGCCTCGCCCGACCATCTGGCAGTAGAGCGCACGACTCTTCGTCGGGCGCATCATGGCGATGACCTGCACGCCCTTGCCGTCCAATGCGCCATCGTCCCAGCCCTCCGTTGCCACGCCGACATTGACGAGGAACTGGTACTGCCCTTCGCTGAAGCCAGCGAACATCGCACGCCGCTCGTCGCGTGGCGTGTTCGCGTCCACAGCCACGGCGCATCCAGCGCGGTGTCTGTTGAGGATCTCCGCGATGCGATGAGCGTGAGCCACGCTTGCGGCGAAGATCAGGCACCTACGGTCGCCAACGATGTCGATGGTCGGATAGACCATCCCGTGCAGCGTTGCCTCGTACTCCAGCACGGCGTTGAGGTCTGCGCCGTTCAAGTCACCTGCGGTCGTGCGGCACGCGCTGAAGTCCAGCCCGCCCACATGAACCACGCGCTGCTTGACGGGCACCAGCCATCCGCCGTCGATGCCTTCGCGGATGCCGTACTCGTAGGCCACGGACTGGAAGACCTCGCCAAGCGCGGCCTCGTCCGTGCGGTCAGGCGTTGCGGTCACACCCAGCAGGCGTACCGACGGGTTGGTCATGTAGTGGTCGATGACCGCCCGATAGGAACTGCTGATGGCATGGTGCGCCTCGTCCACGATGACAAGTCCGAACTCGTTTGGATCGAACTTGTGCATCCTGCGCGAGTCGCCGCGTCCCGCCGTCTGCGTCTGCACCGTGGACACGACTACGGGCGCACGCCGAAGGAAGTCGCGCTGCGCCCGTAGATCGCCCATCTCAATGTCCACGGCGCACCCAGCCACGCGCTCAATGGTCTTGGCCGCTTGGAAGATCAGTTCCTCGCGGTGTGCCAGCACCAGCGTGCGCCAGCCACGCCCGGTCGCCTGTGCGCGGCGCACGATGTCCGCAAACACGACCGTCTTCCCAAGCCCGGTCGCCATCACCAGCAGCGTGCTGCGGTGTTCCTTCAACTGCGCGAACACGCCGCCGATGGCATCGCGCTGGTAGTCCCGAAGTGAAAGGGAGGCTCCCGAAGGAGCCTCCCGTGATGCTGTCTTTGCGCTCATTGCTGTCATCCTTTCTGCTCTGCGGGAATCAGATCCCATTGCTGCTTCGTCACCCAGCCCGTCATACGGCAGGTCTCGCAACCATCGCCGCCGCACAGCGGGCACACTTCGTGCGGCATCGCCTGCTTCAACGCCGTCTTTGCGTTCCGCAGGTCGGTCAGCACGCGCTGCTGAGCCACGAAGGCCGCGTGCTCCGTCTGGAGCAAGGCGTTCACGCTCTGCACCGCGTCATCCACGCATTGGATCACGGCCTTGATTGCCGCCTCGGAGCCGATCATCCGCGCATCAATGGAATCATCCTCTTCGATGATCTCGTCGGCGATGGCTGCATCCACGGCCTTTGTAGCCTCGTCCGCCAACTCATCAATCCGTTCCGCGCGCTGCTTCCACCCACGCACCATCTCCTGACTGACGAAGCAATGCGTGGCGATGTCGCGCAGACTTGCCTCGGGCTTGCAGAGCAACGCCATCTGCACCGCTCGCTGCTTGTCGGCGTTCGATCTCCGCACGCCGTGCTTCAGATTGGCCGCTGCGGCCAGCCACATCGCGTCTTCCTTGGTGCCCTCGTTGATCTCGCACTCGATGGTCTTCCACTTCAGTCTCGTCGCGGCAGTCACGCGATGGAACCCGTCGCAGAGCCAATAGGTCGATCCGTCCCACATCACGACGCAGGGCGGCATCTTCGCGCCTTCCTGCATCGCCTCCGCGTACTCCGCGACGGCCTCGGCAGTCAACGAGATGCGCGGTTGTAACGCCTTGTCCAGCGTGATCTTCGCCAACGGCACTTCCTTGATCCGTTGCGTGTCTTCGTTCGTCTTCGCTTTCCGTGTCATGCTGACTCCATTCATCCTGCTTCAGAGTGAGGGAGCGAACCCCGGCGCAGGAAGCCGAGATTCGCCCAACGATGTTGCTTCGTCGGTCGGTCGCAATACGCCTCTCACCATTCCGCTGCAGGCAGGCAGCAACCACGGGCGTATTCGAGTTCGCGCTGATGCGCGGGGCGCGGTAGGGTTCATGTCCGTCGCCTCTGATGCCATCGACCCACACGAAGCGTGGTCGGCACGCTGACTGCCCTCCGCAGAGGAACGCGCCCAGCAGTCACGGGCGATTGGTTGGAAAGGCTACGCGGAGGTTTCCCGCCGCGCAGCCGAACGCGCCTCCGTCGTAGGGGCGCGAGTGGATGGGTCAATCCGTCACGGCATCGCTGCAGCCTTCCGCTGCCGCCATCTCCTTTCGCCGCTTGAGGATCCAAGTGCTGATGCGCGGCATGAGGTCTTTCGACCATTGCGCCATGTCTTCGGGCACATGCACGCCCTTGGAGTGCATCACGGCGAGAAGTTCAGTCGCCTCAATGCCAGCCTCCTTGAGCCGCTTCCGCAGGGCAACGGCACCGGGCACGCCAAGCACGCCTGCGACATGGCCCGTGTCATCGCGGCGATCCACTTCCTCGCCGTCCACCTTCGGGATGAGCAGGAGGTCGCGCAGGAAGTACGCAAGGCTTGTGGTGAGCGCACCCGCAAGAGCCTTGTCCATCGGTCTTCCGTTCTGCTCAATGATGGGCCACGGCAGGCCAGCGAACTGCATCGCCTCGCCGCTGCTGTGCATGAGCGTGTAATCGCACAGCACCAGCGGAGGTCGGGCATCGTTGCCGTCAAGGTACTGCCAGCCCGTCCGTACCAAGGTCAACTCGGCGGCGTGCAACCCTGCACGCGCTGCGCCGATCATCTGCTCCGCGCTGACATAGTCGTACCCCTTGCCGTAGTCCACCCGCGCGTCCTTGGACACGCCGTTCCTCATCTGCGCCTGCGCCATCAGAAGCGCGGTCGCCATGCTGTTCCTCTCTGCCTTGCTCATCGCACGAACTCCTTCTTGCTGGGTGCCGCCTTCGGAGCGGTCACGGTTGTCCGGTTGTAGCCGGAGCGGACAGTCCACTTCGCTGCTTCTTCCGGGTTCGCCTCGGCGAATGCCTTGGCATCGAATCGCGAGGTCTCCACCTTGCTGACCTTCATGCGGTAGCCGCCGCCCTCACCTGCGGTGGCCGTGCCCAGCGCGACCATGAGTGCTGCACGCGCAGCATCGGCGGTCGCCTCGGCCTCCTTGAGCAGCCGCTGGCATCGCGCGTCTTCGATGAACAGGGCCGGGTCGATCTGCACTGGCGGCGCGTCTGCATCCCGCCGTATGCGCTTCAGCACCTCAAGGCTTGGCAAGCCTGCAGGCGCAACGCGCCGCTCCACATGGCGCGTCCAGAACTCGCGCACACGCTCCACGATGTAGCCTGCGTAGTCCGCGCAGAAGGGAACGCGGTACATCTTGAGGCGCAAGCCGTAGTCGCCTTGCAGACACGCGACATGAGCGATGTCGCTGCTCGCGCAGAGCATCTGGAACATGACCTGCGCCTTCACGGCTTCGGGCACCTCGTCCGTGCCTTCATCGCCCCAGCCTTCGGTGCGGCCTGTGGTCTTCGCCTCCACGATTGGCGAACCGCGCTTGGCAACGCCGATCATCCCGTCCACATTCGCTCGCATGAACAACTCGCACCCGACGAAGGTGCTGGTGGGCTTCACGATCTTCGCGCCAAGGCGATCCGATGCCAGTTGCAGCACGCCTGCCTCAAGCACCGTACCGATTCGCATCGCATCGTTCTCCTCCGGGCCATCCGCCTGCCCCGTCTTGACCAGCCATAGGTCGTGCGGGGTCGCCCACGGGTTTAGCCCGAGAATGGTCGGGACATCGGACGATCCGATGCCCTTCATGCGTTCGCTCTCCTGCTTGTCCGTAATCATCGCTTTCCTTTCTGCACGGGTCTCCCCGGGCTTCGACGCTTGAACTTGCTCAACACTTCGCGCGGCCACACATACGCGCTCCCAACTCGGGTCGGCTTGATGCCGCGAGATGATGCCAACTGCAACACGCGACACGGCGTCACACCGATGCTTTCCGCAATCTGTTTGGTGGTGATGTGATTCATGGAGGCGAAAGATATCGCCATCGCAACTGCCTCTCAACTGTCAAACTTTGACGGGCAGCGCGTCAAAGTTTGACAGCCATTTGGTTCTCGTCGGTTGCTATGATGCTGCCGCTGATTCCTCTCTGCGCTCGCCGCCGCCCCGGAGCACGCGATCCGGGGCGGCGGCTTTCTTGAGCGTCAGACTTCGACTTCCGTTGCCTCCGCGTCCACGATGTCTGTGCCTGCAGCGATGGAGTCGAAGATCCCGTGCAAGCGCGAATGCCTGCGCGTGAGGTTGAGCAGACCCGGACGCTCCTTCTCCACCTCGGTGACCGACTGAAGCAAACGGAACAGCGTTGGCCGCTGCCATGCCTCGCCAGCGTGCGCGTGACCGCCCGGGCCGTCTGCACGGTCGAACTCCTTCACGATGTGCGGCAGGGCCGTGGTCGTGATCGCTCCGCTTCGCAGGCACCGCATGAGGCAGTCGTTGAGGATCGTGCCGCGCCGCACGCCTGCCTGCTCGTCAGCCTCGCGGAAGTCGAACCGTGCGTAGGCATTCTCGCGCTCGGTCACGCTCTGCATCGCCAGCCGTAGGTTGCCGATGCGCGTGGCGATGATCTGCGGCAGGTCGCGCAGCGCCCAGCGCGTGTGCTTGCGTGCGAAACGGAACATGGTGTCTCCGCTGTGCATCGCGAGGTTGTCGCAGACGAAGACCTGCGTGCCCAGCACGCCGCCTGCAGGCAGGCTCATGTCGTTGCCGTTGCGGATGCCGAACACGAACCGCCTGCCTTGCCCGATCTCGTTGTCGCCACCGATGTCGTGCCCCACCTTGGCCTTCAGCGCAAGCAGGCCGAAGTACCGCAACCCTCCACCGTACAGCGCGTGGCACTCCTCGCTGATGTGGAAGCCCATCATGTCCAACCCCTCGCGCACCTGCTCCACGAGGAAGTCGTGCGGCACCGGGCAGTGGGTCGCGGTCGCCGGCGGCGTCTTCACCGCACGCACCTCGTTCCAGTCCACGCGGTTCGCGCCGCAGTGCAGCACCAACTTCGATCCAGCCACTTCGGTCACATTCCAAGTCATGTCAGATCCTTGCCGCACTCGGCGGCGATTGAAGTAACGCCCGGTCAGCACGCGCTGCACGGGCAATGGACGGCGCACCGTTTCCGGCACGCCGCCCGGTCAGCCTTCCTGCACCAGTTCACGCGCCGCGTTCGCGACCGCGTCTATGGGCAGGCTCGCCGTGTCTGCCGTCAGCACGCACACGCGCCGAAGGCACTGGTACTGCAGCGACAAGGTGTCCGCCTTGCGCTGCTCCCATGCGCTCTCCCACACGACCATCATGGCCGCACCAACTGCGGCGATGAGGTCAGCGTTGTCCTGCACCCGTGATCCGGGTTCCACCTGACCACGCACCGTGAAGTCGAGGCTGAACTGCGTGCCCACGATGCTGGCACGCACCTTAATCTCAACGAACTCGGCGACCAACTCGTAGTCGTCTGGCGGTTCAGGCCACTCCATCGTCGGCCTCCTTCCGCTTCGGGGTCACCGCGTCGATGTAGCACCGCGCCCACGCCTCGCGTTCCGGCTCGGTCATCAGCGACCAGTGCATGGGCAATGGCATCCGCAACGCTGCCGCGAACCGCACCGGATCGACCTCCATGCAGTCGATCATGGCCATGGCCTGTGTCGCAAGCGTGATGCGGTTGCTCGCGGACTCAAGCACCGC